GCATCGGAAGAATTCATTGCACTTGCGGAAGATGCAAATACCGTATATGACATCAAGACTGCATATCGTGTAGTACTAGATTTTCTACTTGAAGACGAATCTTGCAGTACCATTTTCAATATGGACGAAGAAGACCATCTTGGTTGGAAGATCTTCAAGGAGTTGGATACGAAATATGTATATGCAAAAAATCTACATGAAAAGATGTGTTTCAATAAACAGGTAGCGATCTATGGAAAATAAGCAATTCCTATCTAAAGAATCATTCTCTAGAATCATCGAGACAAAGGTCCTGTCTGGTCTAGAATACTTTGATGCAGTAATTGAATTCTGCGATGAAAATGACTGTGATCCAAAAGACATCACGAAATTCATTCAACCGGTACTACTACAAAAACTTCAGAGTTCTGCGATCAAGTCCGGATACTATCGTCCCAAAGTAGAATCTGTATCTATTGAAAATGACACCCTCACGAGCATTTAAGATAACGAAATCTATTTCAATGCACATGAATATCGAAGGGTATTCTGTTCTGAAGTATGGTACAAATACAAAACAATTGGATGCACGATGGAATGCACTAACGGAATCTCAGCGGTATAGGTTTACTTGGTTGGGTGATAAGTTCATAAAAGAGCAAGACTTGGTATATGCGACTCTTGCGTGTGAACTTGCCGGTATAAACATATTCTATGGTGATAAGGTAGAAATCTACGATGAGTATTTGCGATTCTCTGGCAGACGCGAATCGCTATCGTATAATCTCGGTGAAGATTATTCTAAATGGGAACTTGAGAGAGAACCGCTCGAAAAAACCATTTTTAAATACGTCATCAGAGAGTACTCGCCAGAGTTTATCGTTCTGCAGTCTAGAATGGAAGGCAATTCTCTTCAAAGACTGTACGAGGATACCACATTCTCATTCTTCCGCAAAGAGATACTACAACTAATCAAGTACGATGATTTTGTTAGTAAATCGCATTTATCAATTTTTTCACGGGATACACTAGAAACTGCATCATGAAAGTCAAAAACAGATTCAACGAAGACAACTTCAAAGAAGAAAATCAACGCCACATCGATCATAAAAAGAAAGCCATAAACTTTCAGAATAAGCCACGACATGATAGATTGGATGAATTTGGTTTTGACGACGAAGAGGAAGCTCAGCGTTATGAGCGGTTCTTAAAATAAAATTGTACATTCCGGTTTTTCCGGATACAATAAATAAATGGTAGCAATGAATGTTGCTACTTATACTACGCTTAACACAACGCGATACTACGCATATAAGGAAAATACTATGGACTTTAATAAGTTACTCAATCACTTTGATTCTATCTCCACACCGGCAAAGAAGTCATACGACAACGATGCAGGAGAGTATTGGAAACTACAAGGTGATAAAGCAGGCAACGGTTCCGCCGTTATTCGATTCCTGCCAAACAACCCACAAGATGAAATTCCGTTTGTTCGTATCTTCAATCATGGATTCAAGAACAAAGCAAATAACCGTTGGTACATCGAGAACTCTCTCAGTACTATTGGTTTGCCAGATCCATTGGGTGAACGTAATGCTGCAGACTGGAACACCGGCATTGAAGCAATGAAAGAGCAGGTACGTCTACGTAAACGTAAGCTATCTTATGTCTCTAACATTCTAGTTATCAAAGATCCCGCCAATACTGATAACGAAGGTAAAATTTTTAAATTCCGCTTCGGCAAGAAGATCATGGAAAAGATCATGGCAGTCGCAAAGCCAGATACAGATCTTGACCCAGATGCACAACCAATCAATGCTTTCGATCCATTTGAAGGTGCTAACTTCAGTCTGAAGATGGTTCGTGTTTCTGACTTCCCAAATTACGATCAGTCTCAATTTGCATCCAAGAAGGCTCTCTTCAATGGTGATCAGAAAAAGATTGACGCAGTACTTGAGAAGTGTTTTGATCTAAATGCTTTAATTGCGCCAGATCAGTTCAAATCATATGATGAACTTGCCAAGAAACTAAAATGGGTTCTAGGCGAAGAATCTGCTCCAGTGAATTCTGGTAACACCACTGCAGACGATGAAGACGAATTCGATAGTCTATCAAAAATCGAAACTGCTCCACGTCAGACCAAGTCTACACCGATGGTAACAAAGGTTGATGACGATGATGACGAAGCTCTATTTAAAAGTCTGGTCGAAGATTAATCTGATTCTAGACATTTGAGTTCAAAAGGGTACATATGTACCCTTTATTCTTTTTCTGGAAACAAAAATGATCTTAACAAATACATTACTATGTCTTGCTCTAACGATATATCATGAAGCACGAGGTGAGTCTATTACAGGACAGACTGCAGTCGCTCATGTGGTTGTCAATAGAGCAGAAGAAAAGAGTATAGATTACTGCCAAGTAATCAAAGAGAAGAACCAGTTCAATTTCGTAGTGAACGGCAAAGCACCAAATCCAACGGAATCCGAGAAATTCATTCAGGCAGTTTACATTGCAGATGAGGTATCTTCAAATAGAACTAAAGATCCGACGAAGGGATCTTTATATTTCTGGAATACTAAACTAGGTATTCCTGGATGGGCGAAGTGTAAAAAGCCGATAAAGATCGGCAATCATTACTTTTGCTGATTAGACAGAAATTCCTGTAACTCTGCAGTACTACCAACGAATACATTCTGTTGGTTGTTTATTGTAGATGCAGTCTGACCTGCTTGGGGTAGATCTTGTGGTTTTTTATGAACTACTTCTACATCAAGCAGGTCTTTATTCATTTCTACTAAAGTCTTTAGACCTGTCAATAGAACTTCATAATCTCTACCCTTTTCTGTAGAAGCAGCAATGGAAGCAAGATTCTCCAGAGCAGACTTACCCTTCTCGATCAGTCCAACGATATTATTCTTTACATACTCTCGTTGCTTTTCTAAAGAGTCGATGTCTTTCTGCTGAGCAATAATTGCCAACTCAGATGCGGACTTATCCGTCTGCGTTAGTTCAATATCAAATATTTCATTGAGTGCGTTGTCTACTCTATTTGTCATGGTAAATTGGGAAAGTTTGCATCAAAATTCTCTAATATCGTATAGTTATCACCCAAATTTGCTGCTTCTGGATCTACGACTGCAGAATACTTCGAATTCTGATTAGAGTACGTAATAAACACCTTCTTGATAGAGTTCTGCGGTGTACCTTCAAAGTGGTTCTCTGCATCAACAGAACCGAGGATAGGACTGTATAGATATAGTTTCATTTCAAAACTATATGTCGTTATGATGTAACGTCTATCTTCAAAGTTGCCATCAAACTGATCATCAGTACTGACACCTTGTAACGTCAATGGAATGTCTTGGTTAATCTCTGGAGAAGAGATCATCTTCACGGTCAGAGATAAGTCTGGTGAGAAGAATGGCAGAATTTGCTCCATTATCTGGAGATTGTCTTCTTGCGTCTTCGTATAAGAGTAGAGAGTAAATTGAATATCGTAAGGAACAGGCGCATAATTAAACGTAGGTTTCCCATTCTCGGCTCCGTATAACTTATGGATTTTATTGATCTGTCTGGCAGCATCATAATTAAAACCAGTTATCTCGAATGAGAGTCTGGGCAACGTAATCAGTACGTCTTCCTGCATCGATGGATCTTGCTGCAGACGAACGATGTACTTTTCCTTATTTGCGTATGCAATAGGAACCTTAACAATCTTCTCTGTCGTATTGCCGGCATTCTTTGTCACTACATGAATGTTAGAAAACAACCCGCCAAAGGCGATCGTCGCCTTACGAATGATGCCATGATAGAACGGTTTATTTGTAATCAAAATGCATCTCCAAACGGATTATTCTCGGAGAAGTCAAGAATTTCTTTGAATTCTTTCTTCAGATCAGAATTATCACCAAAGCCAATAATATCATTATATGGTTTGGATACAACATACTCTTCATTGATTAACCATCCACCATCTTGTGTTAGTATATGTCCAGAACCATCTTCAAGCAAGAATCCAAATGATAGACGATTGATGGCAGAACCAAACATATCAATCTCTGGGATGCCGGTATCAATCTTCTCGTTATTCAACTGGAACAGTTCGCACTTGACTTGCCAGACAAATCGTTTACCGGTCTGGTAGAATGATGGCTGCTCATCCTCGACGAACTTAATCTCGAATAGCGACTGGGAGAATGGGATGTAGATCAGATCGCCTTCATTTGGTCTGAAGACTACGTTCTGGTTTCTAGACAGTGGAACATGAGGCATTACTACTTCTTGGTAACGCTTTCTGGCGAATGTAATCGTACAGGTATCACGAACTTCCATACCAAACTTGGACAGAATCTCAGACTCACCGCCATACCCAGTATAATCTTCAAGATACATTTCAAGAGGGATAGCGACATCAAACGATGAAAGTACATCTTCTCCGTAGATCTGATCAAATTTATTCAGAGTACGTGGGATGTAGTAAAAATCATTGCCAGACCATTGAATTGATTCTATGACAATCTTTTCATATACATCTGCTTCCGGATAAACTGGAAGCTTCTTAAGATAAGGATTAGTTGCCATTGTTAGACACCGGTTTCAGACATAGAGTACGTTCATCTTGTCTACGTTTAGTCAATCCTGCATATACTTTACCACCGGACATATTCCATTTTAGGAGTTCATCGCAAGCACCGGTGTAATCTTCTTTATTCAGTTTCTTCAATAGAGTAGACTTGCAGAAATTCGCCGGTCCTACATTGAAGGTGAACGATAATAGTGCGTCATACTGGTTCTGGTTAACTGGTACTTTGATACACTGAAGCATCTTGACGGAATGATCCGATAAGTCTTTCTTGAGAAGATTATCGCATTCATCTTTTGTGTACGTCTTTCCTGGAACGATATCTTTACCAGTATGACCAACACAGACAGTCTTTATACCAGCGACATCATCATATGGTTTATTGACAGTACCCTCATGAGAAGTAACGAATGAGATTAGTGATGCACCAGAAACTACCAAAGACGCAAATGCGCCGATAATCTTCCTATTAAGTAATGCATCATTCATCGAAGCCATAAATTACTTCTTCTTTCTAGCAACTGAATGCTTCTTAAATCTATCGAATAGAAGAAAGCCCAGTTGAATAGCAGTATAGATTAGAGTCAAAAGAAGTACCCAGTCGGATAATCCATATCCTAGAATCTGCATACCGGTTACTGCTAGCGGAGGAGTAACCTTGACGGCTGTAGCTGTTGCAGTCGTAGTTGCTTCCACTGCAGTTGATTGTACTGACATTATTCTCGAGTCCCTGTTGTTATTTTATCCGATGAATCCCATTGGAGGAATTTCATATGAGTCACGTATTTCATGTTCTGCAGATTCAATCTCTCGTTCTGCCTGATCTAGAAGGTTTGCCGCAT